CGCGGTGCTTCGACGCCACCTTCGGCAGGGCTGAAGGATCAGCTTTGCAGATTGATCGTTCATGACCGCCAGCAAAGGTCAGCGCGCTGGTCTGGCGTGTTACTGCATTGATGTTTTCGACAATCCGGCGTGCGGGCGCGCGCCGTCTGCGAGACTCGGCTCGTCCCGTTTCGGGAACGTACGGATTCGCTTGCTATTGTCTCATAGTAGGCACAGCATGATCGTCCCATGAAGCTGTCCGGGAGCTTCCACGGGTGAACGATATTTTGGAGAAGATTGCTGAGGCTCCCAGCCTGCCGCTGCTCTGGCGGCGGATGACTCGCTATTATGCTCGAAATGGTTTTGGGGCGGTGAGCTACTACTGGGTGAAGTCGGGCACCAACATGCCCGCAACGATGCCCCTGCAGTACGGCTTTTCGAAGAAGGAAGTCGCGCTCTACGCCTCTTTCGATTTTCAGCGGCTCGATATCGTGCCACGCGCGGCGCTGGCGGCGGGGATCGCGATCCGCTGGCGAGACGCCTGGGCCAACACGGAACTGACAGCGGAAGAACGAGCCTTTCTGGAGGCCATGCAATCCATCGATTTCGAGGATGGCTATTCGTTGCCCTGCTATGGTCCCGGCAACCGCAACGCGGTGGTTGGTCTTGGCAAGATCAAGCCGGACGCAGACCTCAGCCATGAGCATCTCATCCAGATGCATTTCGCCGCGCAATCGGCGCATCTGCGGATCTGCCGGATGTTCTCCGAGGATGGGGTGCGTGATCGCCAGCTTTCGGCGCGGGAGAAAGAAATTCTGCACTGGGTCGCGCGCGGCAAGAGCAACAATGTGATTGCCGAAATTCTGGAGATCTCACCGGGGACGGTGGATACCTATATGCGGCGGATCTACGAGAAGCTGGAGGTCTCCGACCGGACGTCTGCAGCGGTGAAAGGTGTGGGCATGGGGTTGATCGCGGCTTGAGGGCTGGAGAGTCGCCGGCTTGCGCTTGCTCCCTCCCTGCCGTTCGCCCTGAGCTTGTCGAAGGGCTGTTCTTCTTCTCGTTCGTTGAGAAAAGGAAAAGCGGTCCTTCGACAAGCTCAGGACGAACGAGGATCTAAGCGTGACATGACGGTGCGCTGAAGAACTACAATCGAGATCGAGTTACAGCCGCCGCTCCCAGTGAGCCGGCGGCTTTTTCATGTCTGCCAAGGAGNCGATCAGGTGAGATGGTTTGGACGAAAAGCTNCGTCGGCTCCGGCGCGGCCGCCGCTNGCGCGCGCCTGGTTAGGNCTGGGGTGGGCCGGGGCGGGCGATTGGCCGCAAAGCTATGAGGCGCAGCTCAAGGCGGGTGTGCTCGCCAATCCGGTGGCGCAGCGCGCGGTGCGGCTGGTCAGTGAGGCGGCGGGCAGTGCGGCGCTGCATGCCATGGCGGCGCGGACCCAGGATGCGGAGGCGGCGCTGGCGCTGCTGCGGCAGCGGGTGGCGGGACAGAGCCTTATCGAAACGCTGGCTGCGCATGTGCTGCTCCACGGCAACGGCTATGCGCAGATCGGCCACGGCGCGGACGGATTGCCCGCGCGCCTCTATGCGCTGCGGCCTGACCGCGTGGCGATTGAGCAGGATGCGACGGGCTGGCCGGTCGCCTATCGCTACCGGGCCGGGGAGAGCGAGGTGCGCTATGCGAGCGAGGACGCGGCGGGGCGCACGGCGATCATCCATGTAAAGGCGATCAATCCCGCCGATGATCATTACGGCCTTGGGTGCCTGGGCGCGGCGGCAGGTGCAGTGGCGATCCACAATGCGGCGACGCAATGGAACAAGGCCTTGCTCGACAATGCGGCGCGGCCCTCCGGGGCGCTCCTTTATGCGCCGGGCGACGGCAGCGTGCTGGCACCGGAACAGTTCGCGCGGTTGAAGGAAGAGCTGGAGAGCGCGTTTCAGGGAGCTGAGAATGCCGGACGGCCGATGCTGCTGGAAGGCGGCCTCAGTTGGCAATCGATGAGCCTCTCGCCGAACGAGATGGATTTCGTGGAACTGAAGGCAGCGGCGGCACGGGACATCGCTCTGGCCTTTGGCGTGCCACCGGTGCTGATCGGCATGCCGGGCGACAGCACCTATTCAAACTATCGCGAGGCCAACAAGGCGCTCTGGCGGCAGACCGTGCTGCCGTTGCTCGCAAAGCTGCTTGGCGCACTGGGGCAAGGGCTGCGTGATTTCTGGCCGGAACTGACGCTGGATGTCGATCTCAACCGGCTGCCGGCCCTGGCCGAGGACCGGATGTTGCTCTGGGACCGGGTGGAGAAGGCCGACTTTCTCTCGACTGAGGAGAAGCGCGGGATGCTGGGGCTGGACGCCAGCCGGGTATGAGCGCGCAGGGTGACGGGCCGGTTCGGTTCGCGGGCTATGCGGCGATCTTCAACCGGCTGGATCAGGGCGGCGACATTATTGCGCCGGGCGCGTTCGCGGCGAGCCTGTCCGGGAGTGGAGGGCGGGGGCTGCCATTGCTGTGGCAGCATCGCGCGGGCGCGGTGATCGGGCATATCGAGCGGGTCGAAGAAGACGCACGAGGGCTGCGCGTGATCGGGTCGATCAGCGCTGCCGACGCGACCGGGCGGCAGGCGGGCGCGATGCTGCGCGCGGCGCGGATCGACGGGCTGTCGTTCGGTTACCGGGTGATGGCAGCGCAAGGAGGGCGACCCCGCAGATTGGAGGCGCTCGATCTGGTGGAGGTGAGCCTCGTTTCGCACCCGATGCAACCGCTGGCGCGGGTGCATGCGGTCGAGGCGGGGTGAGATCGCTTCAGAGACAGCTGATTTCGAGGGGCCTCTTCGGCCCCTTTTTCTTTTCAACGCAGGAGACTGACGCAATGCAGGATGTGGAAACCAAGGGTCTGGAGGAGAGCTTCGACGCGATCCTGCAGACGGACCGGCTGATGGGCATGGAGGCGCGGATGGACGCCTTCGACGAAGCCTTGCGCAAGCAGGCGGATCGGGCGGCGACGCTGGCGGGGCGGCCGCCGCTCGATGGTGCCAAGGGAGGCGAGAGCGACCCGACCCGCGCGGCGTTCACCGAACGCTATCTGCGCCGCGGAATCGAGGCGGGGGTGGAGCTCAAGAGCTTCTCCGGCGCCACGGGTGGGAGCGGCGGCTACGCCGTGCCGCGCGAGATCGACCGGATGATCGAGACGACGCTGAAGTCCATCTCGCCGATCCGCGCGGTGGCCAATGTCGTGCGCACCGGCTCGGCGGGCTATCGCAAGCTGGTGACAACCGGCGGCGTGGTTTCCGGCTGGGCAGCGGAAACAGGCGCGCGGCCCGAGACGGCGACACCGACCTTTCAGGAAATCGCGCCGCCTTCAGGCGAGCTTTACGCCAACCCCTCGGCCAGCCAGGCGATGCTGGACGACGCGCAGTTCGACGTGGAAAGCTGGCTCGCCGGCGAGATTGCGCGGGAATTTGCGCAGGCGGAGGGCGCGGCTTTCATCAATGGCGATGGCACCAGCAAGCCCAAGGGTTTCCTGACCTATGCCACCACCGATCAGGCCGACAGCGCGCGCCCGTTCGGATCGCTGCAATATGTCGCCTCCGGTGCAGCAGGCGGCTTCCCGGCCAGCAATCCGCAGGACCGGCTGATCGACCTCGTCCAGTCGCTGCGCGCGCCTTATCGACAGGGCGCGGTGTTCGTGATGAACGCGGCGACACTGGCCGCGATCCGCAAGTTCAAGACGAGCGACGGCGCCTTCCTCTGGCAGCCGAGCCTTACCGCCGGCCAGCCGGCGACGCTGCTTGGCTATCCGGTGATCGAGGCCGAAGACATGCCGGACATCGCCGCCAACAGCCTCGCCATCGCCTTCGGTAACTTTGCTCATGGCTATGTGATTGCCGAGCGCAACGAGACGAGCATCCTGCGCGACCCGTTCACCAACAAGCCGTTCGTCCACTTCTATGCGGTGAAGCGGATCGGCGGAGCTGTGGCGAACAGCGAAGCGATCAAGCTCATGAAGTTCGCCGCCGCCTGAGGCCGGCGAACGACTGAGTGGCGCCATGCCGGTTTCTCCCCGCCGGCGTGGCGCCTTGTTGCGCGATAATTGAAGGGCGTCTGCGACCATGACTGTGACGATCGAGAAGGGCGGGCCGCTCGCGGTGCCGCTCGAGGATCTGAAGCGCTATCTGGGCATCAGCCTGGCGGACGAGGACGCGGCGCTCACCGACCTGCTGCGCGCGGCGAGCGAGGCGGTGGAGCGCTACCTCGGCCTCATGCTGATCGCGCGGAGCGTGAGCGAAGTGCGGCCGGCCAGCAGCGCGTGGGGCCGGCTGACGATGGCGCCGGTGCGCGCCATTGGTGCCGTGGAAGGACTGCCGGCCGATGGCGCGGCCTTTGCGCTGCCGGTGGAGGCCTACGCCATCGACATCGACGGGCAGGGCATTGGCCTCGTGCGCGTGCTCAACCCCGGATCGGCCGGGCGTATTCGGGTGAGCTATCAGGCCGGGATGGCGGCGGCGACGGACGAGGTGCCGGACGCGATCCAGCATGCGATCGTCCGCCTGGCGGGCGAGTGGCATGCGCGGCGCGAGGGGCTGGAAGGCGAACTGCCTGCCTCCGTCGCGGCGTTGCTGCGGCCATGGCGGCGGATGGTGCTCGCATGAGCGGCGAGATGGCGGTGCGCGGCGCGGTCCTCACGGCGCTGCGGAGCGATGCCGTGCTCATGAACCTGGTCAATCTGGTGAGTGACGGCGAGCCGCTGAAGGCGAGCCCGCCCTGGCTCCAACTCGGCGAGGCGGTGGCAAGCGGCTGGGGCGCGCGCGGCGTGAGCGGCCTGGCCTTGCGCCTGCCGATCCAGCTCATCGTGCGCGGTGACGACCTCGCCCGCGTGACCGACGTGCTGGCGCGCGTGGACGCGGTGCTGGCCGGGATCGATGGCGATCTGGGCGGCGATGCCGGAGATTGGCGGATCACCAGCCTGCGCTTCGAGCGCTCGCGCATCCTGCGCGGCCGCACGGCGTGGCGCGCGAGTGTCGATTACGCCGCGCGGGCGGCGCGGGTGAACTGACGACAAATTTCTTCGAAAGGACCAAGACGATGGCAGTGGAGAAGGGCAGCGCGTTTCTGCTCAAGATCGGCAATGGCGGCGCGCCGGTGAGTTATGCGACGGTGGCGGGGCTGCGCGCGACGCAGCTCTCCGTGAATGGCGAGGCCGTGAACATCACCTCCAAGGATTCCGGCGGGTGGCGCGAGCTGCTGCCGGGCGCGGGGGTGCGCTCGGTGAGCGTCTCGGGCTCGGGAATATTCACCGGATCGGCGGCGGAGACACGGCTGCGCAACCATGCGCTCGCCGGTGCCATCGACGATTATGAACTAAGCTTCGAGAGCGGCGAGAAGCTGCGCGGGCGCTTCCTCGTCACCCGGCTGGACTATGCCGGCGATTATAACGGCGAGCGCACCTACACGCTGGCGCTCGAAAGCTCCGGCGTGGTGAGCGCGCTATGAGCGGAAGCATGGGGCGCGAGGCGAACGAAGCGCGCGGGGAAGCAACGATCCTGATCGGCGCGTACTGCCTGCTGGTGCGGCCGAGCTTTGCGGCGCTGGTCGCGGCGGAAGGCGAGACCGGACCATTGCTGGCGCTGGTCGAGCGGGCTGCGGAGGGTCGGGTGACGCTGGCCGAGATTGAGGCGCTGCTCTGGCATTGCCTCGCCGAGCGCCCCGAAGGCCTGGTACGGGCGGAGCTTGGCGCGGCGCTGGTGGCGCAGGGGATCGGCACGGTGCTGCCGGCGCTGCGGGCGATCTTGCGGCAAGTCGTGGCGGGCGGATCGTGACCCCGCGGGGCTTTGCCGAAGTAGCGCGGAAACTCGCCGGGCAGGCTGGGCTGTTGCTCGGTTGGCGGCCAGATGAATTCTGGCGTTCGACGCCTGTGGAACTGGCGGACGCGCTGGGCGCATTGCGCGATCTGGCGGCGCCGTCCGCTTCGCCCTTCGATCGATCGGCCATGGCCAAAATGATGGAGATGCATCCCGATGGATGAGGACATGCAGGCGGCGTTCGCGCCGGTGAGCAGCGACATGGCGCGGCTGCGCGAGGATGCGAGCGGGCTGCGCGATGAGCTGGATTTGCTCACGAGCGGCGCCGAGCGGGCGAGCCGGGTGATCGAGGCGGGGCTGCTGCGTGCGGTGCGGACCGGGAAGATCGGCTTTGAGGATCTGGGGAAGATCGCCCTCTCGGTCATGGACCAGATCGCCCGGGCAGCGGTGCGCGACGGGCTGGGCGCGATCCTCGGCGGCGGTGGATCGAACGGACTGCTGGCGCTGGGGACAAGCCTCATCACCGGCTCACTCGGGCTGCCCGGTCGCGCGACCGGCGGGCCGGTGGCGCCGGGGCGCGCCTATCTGGTCGGCGAGCGCGGGCCGGAAGTGTTCGTGCCGACGAACAGCGGGCAGATCGTTCCCGGCGGCGGGGCGCAGGGCGCGCGCGACGTGCGCGTCTCGATCACCGTCAACGGCAGCGGGCAGGAGGCGCCGCGCGCGCTCGCGCGCAGTGCACGCCAGGTGGCGCGGGCGGTTCGCGGCGCGTTGGGGGACTAGGGGCATCTCTGGACGCTCCCTGTCTCGACTTCGCTCGACACGAACGGAAGGTGGGAACTGCCCGCAGGGTGGACGGAGGGACAGTGCGCCCTCACATCGACAAAGGACAATCACCATGCCTCACTGGCTTGCGAGCGAGCGGCGCGATCAGGAGAGCGGCGTGGTCAAGCGCTTCTCGCCGCCGTTCTGGACGGTCAATTTCCCGCGACCGATGATGGCTTCGGTCGTCACGACCGGAGTGGACGGGCTGCGGGTGGATGCGGTGTTCCATGGCTCGGGCGATCTGGCCGGGCTCATCTGGGACTCAGCCGACACTTGGGATCATCCGCTGCTGCGGTACGAGACGCGGCGGGACTATCGCGGGTGTCGATTGCGCTTCCGCTGGCGCAGCGGGGGCATCAAGCGGCTTGACGCGGTCCACGGGCCGACGCTGACCCTTGAGGGGCGGGACGCAACAGGCACGTCGCGCGCCTGGTATGTGCGGCTGTGGAATTATGCCGATGGCAACCCGGAGGATGCCGTCATCACGCTCGATTTCGATGCGCTGACGGGCGGCTTCGCGCTGCCGGCCGATGCAGACCCGGTGGACGTGCGCGACATCGACCGGCTGTTCTTCTCCATCGTGCCGACCGACTACGATCAGGGCGACACGATCTTCCCGGTGGCGCGCGAGGGCTGGG